TCTTCAACTTTTTCACCTAAAAAGTCCGTAATACCATTAAATATAGACCCTATACCTCTTTTCTTATCATCTCCTCCAACACCAGAACCTCCTGTAGCTGAAGCTTTTTTAATTGATGTGTCTTGGTCGCTAATATTTTTTGTATTTAAAGCTATTTGCTCAACAGCCTTATTAAGTTGTTTAAATAAATTAATATTCTTTTTATTTACTTTATCAGCTTTTTCAATAGACTTTCTATCATTGCCTGTCTGAACGACTGTTATATTTAAGTTTTCCATACTAAATGGATTAACTTGCTTCTGAACTCCTTCTTTTAAATTTGATGTTAGTTGGATTATAGGGGGAGCTGAAGTTTTGGAGTCTCTATTTTGAATATTTGCTCTAAGATGCTTTTGGACAGCTTCTTGGTTAGCTTGGATTTGGTCAACTCTTGAAGATACTCTAGCCGCATCGGCTCTGCCACTCCAAAGTAATGATTGGGTAAACCAAGCTCCAACAGGACCTCCACCACCACTTACAAAACTATTTAAAAAGCCTCTTTGGTAAGCCATTAAAATCCTTTAGGTTGAGATTTTAGTTTCTCATTTATTAAATTTATAACAACCTCTCTATGAAATGGATACATCGTATCTATATCCAATTTAGAATTATGTGTATAATAAGAAATATCTGTATATTCTTTAAATATTCTTGAGTGTGATGATTTAGATAATATTTGTTTTGGATTAATCCAAATTGTATTAATCTCATTACATTTTTTACATTTTCTCTCAACAGATAACTTAAATACTTCTGAAGTCTGTTTAGTTATTTCTTTTTCTAGTAATATATAGTCTTTAAGTATTAATTTATTAGCTTTCTTATTTGAAATGACATCTTCATTTTTAGAGAATATTCCCAGAGGTAGATTTTCTACCTCGGTACTTTTATATGTTAAATTAAAAAATTCTTTTATTTCAATATTATATAAATCCATAAATTTACAATGGTCACAAGGTTTAGTTAGCTCTATTAAGTCAGAAACAGAAATCTCTCTTAGTTTAAATAGAAAAGCAATAGCTTCATATTCATTTAGAGGTTCTATATCCGATAGGACGGATAGAATTTTTGTATAATTTACATCTTCATCATCAAGTAATAAGAACTCCATTTCCTGTTTTGATGTGTAGGGTCTAAGATTTTTTAATCTCTCCTTAAACCATACATTAGATTTATTAAATTCCATTTAAAAACTTAACTCAATAAAGATTGATAAAGACCTGGTATTTCGGTAGTTTTATATAAACTCTCCATTGAGCATTTATTACAAACTTTTGTAATATTCATTTCAAATTTTGAGCTATTATTTAGATACTGTAATAGCACTTCATCCAGAGTGTTTATTGGCAAAGAATCCATATAGTCTAAAGTCTCCAAAGGATTTTTTCCATCTTTAAAATCTATATGTAAAGCTACTTCTACATCATACTCAGTTGTTAGTCCATCATAATCTTCTTTTTCAATAATGTCTTTAACATTTTTATCTAAAGTAGATTTACTATCTATATCTTTATAAATTATATTATTAATTTCAATTGGGAAATTATTTTTAGTATATTTATTTACTTCCGAAACTTTTGTTTTTATATTCTGCATTTCCCCACAATGCTCACAATAACCATCAAAATTAAATTTATCTTCAATAGATTCTTTTCTCAATAAAGACAAAATATATTGTTGCTCTATATCAGATAGATAAGCATCTTTATCTTCGATATTATCTGTAATGAGAATTTGAATAACTTGCTTTAGATTTACATCATCCATACTTTTTACATCTTTAAACAATTTAGTGAATTTTTTTCTTGTCTTTCCAGTCCAGGGCTTAAATCTCACAGATTTTTCTTTTCCTAGCTGGACCTCAAAAGGATAGTTTTTAATGTCTGGCAATTTTTCATTAACCTTCTTACTATTTTCATCAGCTTCAACAGTCTTTTCTAATGGGCTAGTGGTCTTTTTGGATTCTTTAGTTTCTTCTGCTCTTCTTAAATTATTTTGCTTCTCAGCTTTAGCTTTTAGAATAGCTATCTCAGTTTTTTCTGCTTCTGTCATTTTTGATTCCTTCTTTTGGTTTATTTATATTTAATTTTGTATCCTGTTTGGCCGTAATCCCCAAATTTCATTCCTGAGTTAGTATAGAATGGTGTTTTAAATTCAACAGAAAATTCCGTTATTTGAGTATCAGAGTTATTCATTTGAACTTGTGAAACTGAGACAATTAAAACATCGTCAGATTTAAAAATTAGATTATTTTGTGTCTCAATTTGGATTGATGATTTTATATCATCAAAGTATTCAGTTTGTTGAGCTTGCCATATTTTAATAAAATAGTCTCTTAATTTTAGACCTAAAACATCTCTAAAAGTTACTGATAGAGTGAATGCAGTAAATTTCTTAGCATTAAGTCTATATTCTCCTCCTTGTAAAACTTCCTCTACATCACTTGAAAGTTGTGGTAAGTCTATATTAATTAAGCACATATCTAAAATCTCTTGCGGTTGGAGGCTAGTATTTAGATTTTCTAATCTATACACCCCATTACTAAATGTGAAATCAAAATCATCTGTTAGATTCCATCTAGTTTCTATAGCATTTTTTATTATCTTACTTATCATTAGACTCCTTTTTGTATTTATAAGTCAAAGCTAGTTGCTAGCGTATATAAATAAACTAAACAAACAAAGTTTTGTTAAATAATACCTCTTTAAAGGAAAAGCTTGAAAATATCAGAAGCTATAAATATTGCTGGTGGTAATTTGGCAAGACCTACTAAATTTAATGCTCAAATTTTTCCACCTAGTGAACTAGTTCAAAATTTTGAAAATAAGACATTTGATGTTTTATGTAAAACGGCAAGCTTGCCGGAGACGACAAATACACCCATAGAGATGAATTTTAAAGGTCATATAATAAAAATCCCCGGGAGAACTAACCAGCAAAGTCAAATAACATTAACATTCTATTTAGATGAAAATCACTCTTTAAGACAAATTTTTTATAATTGGATATCAATAATTGATAATAGGTTTTATGGTAAGAGGTCTAATTTAGCTGCATCAGCTTATGGAAAAAAAAGTTTATATGGAGGTATTATTCTAAAAGCAAGAGATTTTGCAGAAACTATGCAAGAGCCTATGTCTTATGAGATTGAGAATGTATTCCCAACATCTGTTGCCGGTGTAGAATTTAATAGCGCAGGCAATAACGAAGTTTTAGAATTTAGCGTGACTTTTGATTTTTATAGATTTAGCCATATAAGTAATGACTCAGATAATGATGATACATTAGATATAAAACTTGATCCAAAATTTAACTCGAGGTAAAAGTGAATAAAATAAGCGAAACACTCTCCATATTGCGTTCTGGAGCGAGAAATAATAAATATAGGATTATTTATCCCTTATTTGGTAAGGAAATAGATATTTTATGTCACACCTCCTCAAACCCAGGTAGAGAGATTGGTACTGTAGATGTTTTTTTAAAAGGTAGAAAATATATAATGGCAGGTGATATGGCAGATGATGGAGTTTGGGCATTAACTATATATAATACTCAGGATTTTTTAGTTAGGTCATTTTTCCTCAAGGTTATCGCTGGTATTCAAAATTTTAACGCACCTCTAACCCTTGATGATTCTGCTTTTATGTCAGAATTCTTTACAGGATTTAATTATTCTAATAACTCTAATTATGGAGATAGCTCCAGTTATAATTTTTTAGCTGAGATTGGTAAAGATTCTCTAAGTGACTCAATGGAGATTATTAGTAATGCTTATAACCAAATGTATTCAAATTGGAATACTGTAAATAATTATATTTATGATATGAAAGAGGGAATTTTAAATTCTACAGGTGCGGATGGGAAGGTATTTACAACCAGTAGTTCAAATCAAGCCGGAGCTACTTATAAATTCCAGCCTTGGTATATGTCTGATATTATAATCCAGCAGCTAGATCATAATGACTTACCTGTAACTACTACTACTTTACATAACGCTTTTATTACTAATGTCGGTGGTATTGACTATACAGACGAAGCGGGTGATATATCAACCACTGAGCTAACTTTTGCTTATAGTGGAAAAGATTATTCAGTTGATGGTTTTTATCAAAGCTATTAGAAAAATATAAATAAACTAAACAAACAAAATAAAGGTAAAAAATGGCTAACAAAATAAGAGAAATTGGCAATGTTCTTGGTGCTTCTGGTCGTTCAAATAAGTATAGAGTTCATTTCACTTGGCCAGGGGGAGTACAAGGCTCTACACCACTAAATGATGTTGATGTCTTAGCAAAATCAGCAATTGCTCCTCAGAGGGAAATAGGTGTTATTGAACTTTGGAATCAAGGAAGAAAACTTCCAATCCCTGGTGATACTACTTTTGATAATACTTGGGCTTTAGATTTCTACTTAACAGAAAATCACGCACTAAGAGTTGATATGATTAAGTGGCAGAATGCTTGTGATAATTTTCATAAGAATATTCACTCTGGTAAACCAGAAGCAGTAATGACAAGTTTAAAAGTTGAGCAATTAGACTCAGCTGGAAATGTATCAGCGCAATATACATTACATAATTGCTTTCCTACTGTAGTTGGAGAAGTAACTTGGGGCGATGATTCAGAAAATACACCTACAGAGTTTAATGTAACTTTCAGCTATTCAGACTGGGTAGTAGGTTCCGGTGAGGAAGATACTTGTACTCCTATGCAAGCAACAGGTAATGATACAGGACTATCTTGCTAAATTAATGGTATTCCTTAAAGAATACCAAATTACCAGAGTCATAAATTACTCTATATTTATTATTTAGCATATTCTGGTGTGCAGATTCTGCTGGATTAAAATTAGATAATAAACCTATATTATATAGATTATTTAGCTTATGTTTTTGGAATTTCCTTCTTGAATGTAGGGTTAGGCTATCTTTAAAATAGAAAAAATTAGGTTTTGATATATTAACCAACTCAAAACCTAATGCTCTGTACAAATTACCTTGACT